TGCTCTGACTTGGAAAGTGAAGGCTTCGAAATCCAACCGTTTATTATTCCTGCTGCAGGCGTCAACGCTCCACACAAAAGAGAGCGAGTCTACATTGTGGGCTACTCCGAACACAATGGATCACTTGCCTCCAAGATCAAAAGAAGGAACAATAAAATTGATGCAGGGACAAAGGAAGGGACGAACAAGACCCTCGAACCTAAGAGAACAAGTAGACGAACAAACAATGAGATTATGGAGAACACCAGACGCACATTGCGACAGGGGACCGAGTTCAGCAAAGAGAATGAAAATGAAATTGCAAAAGAAAATGCCAATAAGTCTAAACGATCAAGTTGCTCACGAACAGATGATGTGGCCAACTCCAACACGAGGAATGTACAAACAGGACGTCAACGACAACGGGAGATACGCGAGAACAATACAGAAGAGAGGCAATCAAATAATGTTACCAGCAGCAGTGAAGTTGTGGCCAACACCGAGAGCAAACAAAGTGATACCAAACATAACGGAAAAGAATCGAGAGAAGTTAGCGAACAGGAACAAAGCGAATCTAGAGGAAGTCGTAGCTGGACATTGCGGGAAGCAAGTTGGCTCTCTGAACCCGATGTGGGTAGAGTGGTTAATGGGGTACCCGGCAGGACACACAGACTTAAAGGATTGGGAAATGCTATCGTCCCGAAAATCGCAGAAGAAATAGGAGGAGCTATATGGACAGTACTAAACCAGCGTTAAGAATATTATCATTAGGAGCAGGCGTACAAAGCTCTACAATGGCCTTGATGGCAGATCAAGGAGCCTTTGGAGATAAACCTGATGCAGCTGTATTTGCAGACACAGGTTGGGAACCTAAACCTGTAATAGAACATTTAAACTACCTTAGAACCATTCTAAGTTATCCTGTACACATTGTTAAAAAAGGTAACATCAAAGATGATATACTCACGGCTCTCGGACCCAGTGGTAATCAGTTTGCGAGCGCTCCATTCTATACCCTAAATGAAAATGGTAAGAAAGGTATGGGAAGAAGACAATGTACGAGAGAATATAAGATAACTCCTATAGCTAAAAAAATTAGAGAGATTATGGGTTTAGTACCAAGACAAAGATTCCCTAAAGATAAATTTGTAGAAGTATGGGTAGGTATATCTATGGATGAGATTATGCGTATGAAGCCTTCTAGATTTTGGTGGCAAAAAAATAGATGGCCTTTAATAGAAAAGAAAATGTCACGAACTGATTGTTTAAAATGGTATGAAGGTAAAGGATTTAAAATACCAGTTAAATCAGCTTGTATTGGTTGTCCTTTTCACGATGATGCTTTTTGGTTAGATATGAAAAACAATAGACCTGATGAATTTAAAGAAGCAGTGCAATTTGATAAAGATATGCGCAAACATAATCCTAAAGTTAAAAACTTTGTACACAGACAATGTGTACCCTTAGATCAAGTTAAGTTTAAAGAAAAAGAAAAAATTGATTTATTCAATCAAGAGTGCGAGGGCATGTGTGGCCTCTAATTGAAGCAATATGTGATGTTGGATCAGGACTTTTATTAGCAATTGGTATTCAATTAGTTATATTTCCTTTTTTTGATTTGCATCCAACTATTTTAGATAGTATACACATAGCTATAATATTTACTGGCATATCTTTGATTCGTTCTTGGTTATGGCGGTTATTTTTTAGGAGATATCATGACAGATAAAAAATTGTTTGAAGAAGCATTTCCACAAAGTAAACAAGTAGGTGGAGATCATTATAAATCGTTTTACATACAGCCGTATGAATTTATATCTAAAAATAATCTTAGCTTCTTTCAGGGGAATGTTGTGAAGTACGTTTGTAGGTACTTGAATAAAAACGGTGTTGAAGATCTACAAAAAATAATTCATTACTGTCAATTAGAAATTAAAAAATTAAAAGATGAGAAATAAAATATTAAAATTTACAAATAAAATAACGGCTTGGCATCATAAAATGTTCACTTATGTTGCTAATAAATCTAAAACTAGTTTATGGTTTACATTTTTATTATTGTTTTTAGCTATATACGAAATTTTTGAACACTTTGTTATTCCTATACTTCTAGCCTGGTGGGCACTTAAATGAAATCTGCTATTGGAATCAATTGGAATTTAAAGTACCGAAAACAAATTAAAACTTTGCAAGAGAAAATAGATAAGTTATATAGAGAGAATCAACGAATGAAGAAAAGATTAGAAAAACACGAAGGATCACGAGCAATGGTACATTACTATAATAAACAATCAGCATGACAGGATTACAGTTTACATTTAACTTTAAAAAACATATTTGGGCATGTCCATCAGAATACAAAGATTTAAGTAAGTATGATGAGATCGCTATAGATTTAGAAACTAGAGACGAAGGTATTAACAATAAACTTGGTGCAGGTTGGGCAACTGGTAATGGTTATGTTATTGGTTTTGCAGTAGCTGTAGAGGGTTGGCAGGGTTATTATCCTTTCAAACATCAGGGTGGAGGTAATATGATACCTGACCAGGTATTAAAATATATGAAAGATGTATGTGCCTTACCTTCAAGAAAAATATTTCATAATGCTCAGTACGATGTTGGTTGGTTACAGCATATGGGTATCAAAGTTAATGGTGAAATAGTTGATACGATGATTGCAGCTGGTGTGATTAATGAAAACAGATGGTCATATAGTTTAAATGCATTAGCTAAAGATTACTTAGGAGAATTAAAATCAGAAAACGATTTAAATGAAGCTGCTAAAGATCACGGAATAGATCCTAAAGCAGAGATGTGGCGTTTACCTGCAGAGCATGTTGGTTTTTACGCGGAACAAGATGCACGGCTCACGTACCTTTTATGGCAAAGATTCAAGCCTGAATTACAGAATCAAAGTTTAACTACAGTATGGGAATTAGAAAATAAGTTGTTACCAATTCTAATACAAATGAGAATGAAAGGTGTTAGAGTAGATGTAGAAAGAGCTAATCAATTAAAATTGGAATTCCAAAATCAAGAAAAAGAATATTTACAAAAAATAAAACAACTAGTAGGAAAAGACATAGACATATGGGCAGCACGACAAATCGGAGAAGCCTACGATAGACTCGGTCTAGACTATCCACGTACCGAAAAAACTCAAGAACCATCTTTTACAGCTAATTGGTTGGCAAATTCTAAACACGACATATCTAAATTTATAGCACAAGCTAGAGAGATCAACAAGTTTCACGGTACATTTTTAGATTCAATACTAAGATATGAACACAATGGGAGGATACATGGTGAGATCAATCAACTACGTTCTGATAGCGGTGGAACTGTCTCTGGTCGTTTGTCTATGGCTAATCCTAATTTACAGCAGCTTCCTGCTCGTAACAAAGACTTCGGCCCTAAAATCCGAGGACTCTTTTTACCTGAGCAAGGATGTAGGTGGGGGTCATTTGACTACAGTCAACAAGAACCACGAATGGTAGTTCATTACGCAGCTTCTATTGGTGAAGGATACGAAGGATCTAATGAGCTGGTAGAAGCGTATGCGAATTCAGAAACAGACTTCCATCAAACAGTAGCAGATCTAGCAGGTATAGAGAGAAAGCAAGCAAAAACAATTGGGTTAGGATTAATGTACGGGATGGGAAAGAATAAATTAGCAAACAGCCTTGGCCTATCAACAGAAGAAGCATCAGCGTTAATTGCAAAATATAATAGAAAAGTTCCATTTGTAAAACTATTATCAGATAGATGTATGCAAAAAGCAAGTGATGAAGGAGTTATAAGAACAAAAAAAGGTAGAAAATGTAGGTTTGATATGTGGGAACCTAAAGACTTTGGTATTCATAGCCCAGAAACCTTTGAAAATGCTTGTTCTAAATATGGTAGAAATAACATTAAAAGAGCATTTACATACAAAGCATTAAATAGATTAATACAAGGATCCGCAGCAGATCAAACAAAACAGGCAATTGTAAGTTGTTATGAAGCAGGACATTTACCAAAATTACAGATACACGATGAATTATGTTTTGACATTAAGAATGACGATGAAGTAAAATTAATAAAAGAAACGATGGAAACTTGTATGGATTTTAAAGTACCAAGTAAAGTAGACGTAGCATTGGGAGATGACTTTGGACAAGCTTCATAAAAATATTGTAGAAGGTACCGGGACAGTAATCTGGCCTTTGTATATGTTATTTAAAAATAAACTTAAATTGGTTAAGTTTGATGATGTTGTATTAAGACACGGCACACACGCAGAATTTAAACAAACAGTTAGACATGATGTGAGTAGAAATGGTTTGTTGTGTCCTATGGTCTTAGACAAAGATAATGTTTTAAGAAATGGTAATCATAGATTTAAAGTTTTAAGAAAACACGGAGATGCTAGTCTTTTTTATGTAGCTAAAGATGATGCTGAAGTTAATTTTTTTTCAAGAATGAATGTTAAAGTTTGGGAAATGCATCCAAATGTAAATGATTTAAGTTTTTGTTTTGAAGGTAAAATGAAAAAGTATACTGAGAAATGTCTTCACCTATTTACAGATGCAAGAAATGTAACTCCATAGCACACGTAGTTGAGAATAATTTAGATTATTATTGCGCACCCTGTGTTATAAAACGTGACAGAATACCTGTAACGCTTTCGCGAAATAAAAAGAAAAAAAATAAAGCTAGTTAAACTAACCAGCTATGTCGTATAAACCAAGCTTTGCATCTTCAACGCTTTGGTCATTGATCTTAGTTTTAAGATCTTTTATTTTAATATCAATCCACTTCATATCAGTTGTTACTCTACCTTGTTCCAACGCCTGTTGTGCCCACTTGGACTCCAACTGAAGTTTCTCCGATATCAACTTTTGTAGTGCCATTTCCTAGCTCCTCATAAGTTACGAAGACAAGTCTAGGTGTATATAAATTTTCTTCTTGCACCGAAAACTTACCTTCGTTTAGGTTTTTAATGAAGCCGTTTTGTGCCTCTTCATCATTAGCTGCGTTTACGGTACTACGAATTAATAACCTTGCAGCTCTTGCCGAGAACAAATATTGCTTCATAAGATAATCTTATCAACTTATAAGTGTGAAATCAAGTGTTTTTAGAA